AAAGCCTCTCTTGATCTTCTTAAAATAACTTCTGCCATTTCTTCAGCTTGATATTGATTAGTTAATGTTGTGAATTGAAATCTACCCTCTAATAAAAAACCACCATCAGCACTTTTCATTGTTTCATGTTGGTCAGCACTAGGCAAACCAGAATCATCTACAGGTGGCCATTGTACTTCATCAACTTGGTAATTACGATCAGGATTAACAAAGCCAACTATAACTCTATTATACTTTTCGTTTTTACTTGGAGTAGATAATGAATAACCACCTAAAATGTCGTCTTCAGTAAGTGTGATAGTCGCTGTGCCTGTTGTTTCAATGACTAGGCTATATTTTCCTGATGCATAAGGTAAATATCCTCTACAGCCCTTTATTAATTCTCTAACGTTATCTATTATGTTTCTTGATGTATCTAATGCTACATTTGTATCAAAAATATTAATATCATCTCCACCAGAATATGGTGTTACTTGTGTTTCACAAACCAAAGACGCATCATAAAAAGATTGTAAATTTATTTCAGCATTAGTTAATCCTTTTCCATATCTTTGATTAGTTAAATAATCTAATAAACACCATGCTGGATTTGTAGAATAGCTTGGAGATTGCTCAACTAAACTTGCATTATAAGTTTTAATTTTTTTACCTTGTATTTTCGCTTGTACTTTTGGAACACCTGTAAAAGCATCAGAATTCCATTTAAATCTTATAGCTAAATAACATAGTCCACTTAATTTATGATTAGAAGTCCAATTAGTTAATGTTGATAATAATGTTGAGGCTGATTGACCATCACTACCAAAATGTGGCTCTATTCTAATTAAACTTGTAGACTCTTTATAAAAATTACTATCAGAACTATTAACTTCTACTTCTGTTCCATCTGTTAAATCACTTGCCCAAGTAACTATTTTATCATCTACTCTAATTTCTGTTATGTCATTTATTTCTCCTTCAGCCATAACGATTGCCATATACAAATAGGTATTATCAGTACCAGAAGTTTCCATGAAAACTCTTGTTCCACCTGTAAGTCTTTCTCCATAAATTACAGGAATATTAGAGTCATTAGATTGTTTATTAATTAATAATCCTCTTTCAAAATCATCAAATGAGTTTGTTCCAAAATCTTCTATTTCAGGAACCTTTGGTCTTAATGCCCATGAAATAAAAAGAGTAACTCCTAAGGCTACCCAAGGATTGTTTATAAATGAAACTACCTTTGAAACTTTTTTAACTACTCTTGTTACACTTCTAACAAAACTTCCAAATCCCATTATGCTTTACCCCATTTAATATCTTGAACAGTTTGTGATGCAAAATCCATTCCTACATCTGTACTAAAAAATCTTTGTTGTGATGTGTTATTAGTCTTACGACCATTTTTCTTTTCAAAATCTGCCCAATGTGAAACTATTGCTAATTGTACTGTACTATTTTGTTCATTTTCTTGAATTTCAAAGCTTTCAATATTTCCTTTGTATAATAAAAAAGGATCAGAAATTAATGCACTATTATCATCTAATAAGCCTCTATAAATTAATACCTCATCATTTGTTACATTTTCATTTAATACTGTAGATATAAATGTTTGCTCAGCACCAGATAATGTAAGATTAAAAGTAGCTTTTGATAAATCAGTTTGTTCGCTATGTTCTGAAATTCCTAATATAAAATCTGAAGAATTATAAGTAACTGATGAACCAGATACAGAAGATGTTAAAGGAAATGAACAGTCAGTAATATTAACAGGAGTACTGAACCCAATAGTGATAAGGTGTACTGGTCTAATATCATTTGTTGCTAATTCTGTTTTTACTGTCGAAGTTAAGTTTCTCGTCATATTTCTCGTAAGTTGTTCTTAATACTTTCTCACTGTCTTTTACCATAACAAAACTAAAACTTCCATTAGGAATAGTATTATATTTTAAATCATTTTTTGTTTGATCTAATTCTGTTTCATCTACTACTTTTTCTGCTATAAAATCAGCAGTGACCCAATGCTTAACTAAATATTTTGTCATCTATAATGCTTCTTCAACATCAAACTGATATTCATAGTATAAATTACCATCTTTATCAGCACCAGAAACTCCGAATTGTTGCATATCATTTGTTAAATGAACTGTAAATGGAACATTGTCGTATTGTATATCAGATGAAGAAACTGCTGTTGTTAAAGGTGGCTCAATAGTTAATGAGCCTGTAGAAATATCATTTTGATCAGCAACAACCATATAAACTTTATTGTGATTAGCAAACTTAATAAAATCTCCAGCTTTTAATGTGCCTGTACCACTACCACCTAATGTAATTGATGTAGCACCAGCACTTGCAGTACCATTAGGAGTACCACTAGCAGTACCTCTTGCATCTTCAATTTCTGGTGGCACTATTGTAAAATTTTCTTTGCCTGATCTTTGTTTTAAAATAAATGCCATTAAATCTCCATATACATCAGAACGTTTGGCAGTAATAATTTGAATTGTAAAAGACCATCTTTGATTATCTAATTGTCTTGCTAATTTTTTACCAGATACAGATTTAGATAATATAGTTGTTTGATTTGACTTTATTCCTAAAGTACCAAATTTTGCAGATGATATTGGAAATGCTCCAGCCATTATATTAAATTTTTAGCCCCTCTCTCATTTACAGCATTATTAATTAATTGAGTTATAGTACCTCTTGATCTTACAAGCAAGTCATCAAAGCCAGAAGCATCTACTGTATTGATATTAAAATTAACTGTGACAGGACTACCACCTGATGTGCCTCTAGCATTTTGTGTTATTTGTCCTGTTTCGTTTGGAACAAAAAGTTCAGGTCCACGTTCTCCAACTAAATAAGGTTGTCCTTTTGCTACTGCTCCACCACTTGCCATAAAACCTAAAAAGCCCATAGGATTACCTGACATTAACATAGCTGTACCTTTTGCTTTATTTTGTTTTTTTTGTTCATCAGTTTGCTTTCGCATTTCTTGTGTTTGTCTTATTAGCACACCTAATTTTGTATTTTCTAAAAATACTGATAGTGATTGTCTTGCAATTTGTTCAATTAAAAATCCTATTATTTTTACTAATACTTGTTGTGCCATTGTTCTTAAAGTATCTGTTAATTTTTCTCCATATACTAATGTTCTTGCAAAACCTTGTGACATTTTTGTAATACCACTATTAATTCCATCAGCTATTATTTCTCTAATGTTTTCTGTTTTCTTTTTCATTGTTTCTAATATTTCATTATTAATAACTCCAAATTTAATAATAGCTTTTTCAGTAGCACTTGGAATTCTTACAGATAATTCATGTTCAAAATTGTGTAAGATAATAGAAGAATTTTTAAAAACTTCTCTAATTGGTATTAATGTTTTATGTAAATCTCTAGCAGTAGGAAGTAGTTGTTTCATTTTATTATCTAGTTCATCAAATTTATCTCCCATTTCATCAAATAGTTTATCTACTCCTTTGAAAGCACCATATAAAGCACCACCTGAAACTAATAATGTTGCAATACCTAATAGACCTCTTTTTGTGAATTGAAATGCGATACCTAATTTAATTACTGATCTTGTAAGAGTTATAACTGTTGTTGCTATTTTTAAAATTGTTGTAGCAATAGGTAAAGCAATTAACAGTTTAAATATTGTCATAACCTTATCTAAATTATCTTTTAAAAATAAAATAGCATCTTTGACTTTAATAACAGCAGTAGCTAAACCTAATCCAATTTTTTTTGCAGTTGCCTCTAATTGCTTTTCATTTTCTGCAAGAAATTTATCTAAATCTCCAAATTGTGCTTTTAATCCTTCAAAAAATCCAGCCTCTAATATTGTCTTTTTAAAATTAAAAATTTTATCTCCAATCATTGATAGAGTACCTTCAAATGTTTTTGCTAATTCATCTGTAGCTTTTCCAAATCTTCCACCTCTACCAAAAACTCTATCAAATGCTTCTACAGTTTGTTCTACTGATACTGTTGCACCAGCTGAAAATCCTAACATAGCTTTAACACCACGTTCTCTAAATAAATCTGCAGAAGATATACCAGCTGATAATGATCTTTGAATTTGTTCAGCAGTTGTTCTAAAATCTAAACCTGTAACAGCAGCAACATTACCTGTGATTTCTAAAATGTGTGCTAATTCGTTTGCGTCTTTAGATACAACAGATAATACACCTGAACCAGCTTGAATTTCTTCCAAAGAAAAAGGAACTCTCGATGCAAATTTTGCCATGTTGTTAAAAGCTTTTGCACCCTCTTCAGCAGAACCAAATAAGAATTTAAGTCTAACATTTAAACTTTCTAATTGTTTTCCTGTATTGATTAAATTTCTAATTACTAATCCAGCACCTAATCCTACCAAAGCACTTTGAAGATTAAATACTGCACCTCTTACTTTTGATAAACCAGATTGTAAATTATTTAAGGCTTGTCTTGACCTATCCTTTGCTACTATGTCTATGTTTAATCTTTGATTTGCCATTATTTAAAATTCCTTGCTTCTGCTAATGATTGTTTAGTTTTATACTGATCTTGTTCTTTTTTCAAGTATGCTAACCAAAGATTATAATGACTAACAGGCATATCTAAAACCTGTTGTATTGTTATGTGAAGTCTATCTGCAACAGCTAATATTGTTTTAATATTAGTGTCGCTATCTACTTTTTTTCTGCGTCCTCGTAATTAGTATCTGCAAGGATTTTGTTGGCAACGTCAGATATAATATTAGAATCAGCTCGTTTTCTTAAAGTAAATTTATCTTCTGGTGCAAAGGCTTTAACTAAATCGCCTTTATCGTTTTTGACTTGTAATTTCATAATTAGCAAATCAACAAGAACATTCAAATCTTGGAAGTTGTTAGACTTCTTAAAGATTATATTTTTTTCTTCAAGGGTTAGTGGCTCAGAATAAAAAGTAGTAGGTTGACCATTTTCATCTTTCCACTCTTCTACTTCAATAGTGATAGTTTTAAGAGTTTCAAAATGAGATTTAACTCTATCAATGACTGACATAAATTATATTATGATACAGTTCCTACAGTTAAAGCACCAGTTCCTTGGAATGTTACAGTTCTAGAAACGATTGCGTCCATTGAGTTATTAATACTCATACCAGTAATTAAACCTGTTCCTGTGTAACTTGCATCTCCTGAAGTATTACCCTCTGGTAATAAAACAAATGAGATAGAAGAACCAGCAGTTAAAGTTTCTTGCTGAGTATCAGTTTCGTCAAAGTGCATTTCGATTGTTCCTGAGAATGATGTTCTACCAGCTACAAATGATTTAGTAGCATCTGTTAAAGCTGTATCTTCTACAACATCTCCAGTAGTTTCTAAAGTGAAAGAAGTAACTTCTCCCATTTCAGTTCCACCAACTGTTACAACTCCTTCTTTTCCGTGATGTGTTGCCATGTCTTTT